TCCTGACATAATGTTTGTTTTTAATTTGTTTATTATAAATATTAGTTCATTCCACTATAATTTATACTTTGTTCTCTTATAAATGCGTTTTGGTTGAAATTAACATTTCTTGTTGTACGTAATACTGCTGTTAATTGTCTTGTTTGATTATCAATTGCTTCTTGAACACCTGCTGATCCTTGTTCTGTGGCTTTTTCTGTATCTTCTCCATATTCCGAAAAAGCTGCCATTCCACCACCTATTAAACCTCCTACTACTCCTCCTATAGCTGTTCCAACACCGGGTATTATTGAACCTATCATTGCTCCTGTGGCTGCTCCAGACACTGCTCCTCCAGCAACACTAGTTGCTTTACCTAATTCTTCATGGCCTGATTCTTTTAAAGCATCTGCTCCATAACTTAATCCTATACCAGCTACTAAAGCAAGGGGATTACTTGCCATTCTTCCAAATTTAGCAAATCTACCTACTTTACCTAAGTTACCTAATTTGCTAGCTTTACTAGCCATATTACCCACACTAACTCTTCTTCCTGTTTTAGCATCATAATGAAATTTTCTACCTAATTTGTCTGTACCTGCTTTTACACCTTTTGGTAAAGCATTAGAACCACCTGTAGGGCCACCCATAAACATAGGTCCACCCATACCACCACCAGGTCCTCCAGCAGGACCGTAAAAAGGCATTCCCATTCCTGGTGCCCCCATCATTGGTCCTCTCATACCTCTAAATAAACGAGCCATCATCATTACTCCTCTAATAATAGGACCTCCTATTGCTAAAGCAGCTAAACCACCCATTAAGATACCAGCTGAACCACCCATTTTCTCAAGTAAACCATCTATTACTTTGAAAACAGGTTTAACATATTTATCAAGAACATCATACATTTTCTCGATCATTTTGTTCATTTTATCCTGCATGGATAGGTTTTTAGCTCTATTTAGCATTTCACTTTTTCCGAATTTTTTTACTAATTTGTCATAAGATTCTCCAGCTAATAACCTTCTTCTCATTTCTTCAACTACTTCAGACTCTGTTTTGAGACCTTCTTTAGAGAACTTTTTTAAAGCTTCATTTTGAATTAACATATCAGCAAATTCATCTCTTTGCATTCCAAAGGAGGCTGCTATAGAATCTTGTGCTATTTTATTCATATTAGCAAAATCAGCTGCTGTTCCTACATTTTTAGCTATTTCAGCTGTAAAAGTAACCATATCATTATTTAGATATGCTGATCTAGCTCTTTCGAGATTTAATTCTTTTCCTGTTATAAGTTCTGCTTCAAGCTCATTTGCTATAGATTGTTCGAAATCCAATAAAGAATTTCCAATTTTTTCCATATCAGCTAGATTAAGACCTAATTTTCTAGCTTCAAAAGCTGCTTTACCTAAACTTTGACCTTGAGCTTGCATTGACATTTTAGTAGCACTACTTAAATTAGCAATATCATTAATAACTGCTCTTTGATCAATCATAATACCTGAAAGTGCTGTCTCTGCTACAACAGTACCTTGAATTTCTGTTGTAAAATCCATGAAGTTTTGGCCTGTAGCCGCTGAGAAATTAGCTAAAGATCCAGCTGCTTCAGATGCTATTCCCATTCTTTCAGTTAATATATTAAATGTACGTAATGTATCATCATTAAGTTTAGCTGTTGTACCAAACATAGTACCTAATGTTGCCTGTGCTTTTATTAAATCATATGATGATTGTAATAATTCATCATTAGCTTGAGCAGCAGCTGTAAACATTTCTTTCATATCAGCAGCTTCCATCTTACCGATATTCATTTGGTTGGCTAGATTAACTGAAGAGTCATCTAACATTTTAATAGATTTTATAGCTGATCCTACTAAAAAGACCATTGCTGCTTTAGAAGCTAACCTTAAATATTCCTTCATTCCAGCACCAAGAGCCTTAGTTCTACTTCCTGATTCTATTAAAGTATCATTAAATTTATCTGAGGCAGTAGACATATCCTTTAATAATTTACTTATTATAGGTACACCTTCAATTAATTCCGCTAATCCTTTAAATGGATTAATAGCATTAATTTTTCTACTTAATTTTAGAATAGCTTCATATTGATCTGATATATCTTTGGAGAAGCCTTTGGCTGCTTGAAGTTGATGAACACTTTCTAATAATATATCTCTTTCTTTACCTTGTAATGTTGCTGCTTTTGATCTAAGATCATTGATTTGAGCATCTATTTTAGCTTGTTTTTCTCTGGATTTAAGTAAAGCTTTATTAAGACTATTAATTTTAGTTTTAGATTTTAAGTCATCTTTTGTAATTTTAGCTAATACATCAGCTTCTTTTGTAAGATCTTTTACACTTCTTCCAGCATTTGTAACCTCAGTATTGTATAATTTAGAATCTTTGGCTAGGGTACTAAATACTTTACCAATATCTTTAAAGGTATTCTCCATTTGAACACCTTCTAAATTTAAACTTTTTAAATTATCATCAATATTTTTTAAATCATCCTCTAAAGCCATATAACATTAGTTTATTATAAATATATAAAATTAATATTATTTATATGAAGTTTTTGATTGTTGAGGTCTTACAAAACTAGGTGGAGATACTGTCTTTTTTTCTCTTTTAGCTTGGTTTTTCATTTTAGGATCTACCCAACTTTTTTCTGGATTGCCTGCCTTAGCTTTATTTTCTTTTTCATAAAACTCTTGAATTTTTTTAAAAGTTAAATTCCTTAACCATATGGGCATATTATAGACAGTATTCCAATCATACCCCCCTTTACCATGAAAAACTATTTCATGAATAGTTGTAAAAACAAATTCCCTATAATCAGGAGTCAGGCCAAAAAAAGTTAAGACCTATGGGTAGGTCCGCGACCTCCTCTTCGCCTGTAGATGTGTTTAGATATACTTTCATATCTAAATCAGGTGATACTTCTTGATAATATTTTCTTAATTCTCTAGCATCTTTAGCTAAAAGATAATTATTAACAAATTCTCTAATATCTTTTGTTTCTGAACTACCATTTACAGATGTAATAATATGAGAAAATCTAGTTGTTACTTCACTTGATGATTGTTTATTTATTTTCTTTAAACTCTTTACTTCAGATTCTATTTTTTGTTCATCACCGTGAGTTAAAATTTTAAATGTTACTTTATTTTCTGTATGTGGTAAAGTAAATCCAAATTCATTTTTACCATCTTTATATAAATCCAATTCTAATTCTTTAGGATCAATTTTAGATAAGTCTATATTTTGAGATTCACCTTCATATGAAAACTCATAATTTTTTCCATAAGATAAAATTCGAGCTGCTACCATAATAGCATTTTTATCTCCTATTAATAAATCATTGTAATTAATATCTTTATTTACAATTAATGATTTTAATAATTTATCAATTACTATACCTTGTTTTATATAATTTTGATTTGTTAAAATATCTTCTTCCTTAGCGGTCATATATTTCATTTCAATTTTACCTGAAGAAAGTGGATTTTCTTTAGGATACATTAAACCTTTAGAGGGGAGATCTATTGTCTCTGTAGGTAATTTAAATTCTGCCATAATCTTTTATTTGTTAATAACTTATTTAATATAAATATGAATATAAGAAAGGAACTTGACATAGCCAAGCTCCTTTTAATGAAAATTTTAAAAAATTATCCTTTATAATTTATGTTTTGATTTAACTTCATGAATTTTAGCATTTTGTTTAAACCAATGATCAAATTGTTTATCATACCATGTCCAAAGTCTAGTATCTACAACATCATGTAAAACAACAGCTTTAGAATTAGGTTTAGTTGAATAAAAATATTCATAACCTAAAGATAATATATCATCATCTAAATGATCCATTAATACTTCACTAAACATAAATCCACCATTTGCCCAATTTATATCCTTATAAGTATCTAAACATATATTTATTGCTCTTGAATTTGGAGCTGATCCATATACAGTACAATCAAATATCCAATTTTTTTCATTGCAGTCTGTTCTTTTAACACCACCAAAAAATGTTATGTTCTTTGAACATTTACTTAAAATTGTATTAAATGATTTAAGAGGCTTAGCATCAACATCAACATATACTCCCCCAAAATCTCTTAGTAGTAATAATCTTATTCTATCACTAATATAAGCATATTTAAATAATTTTGGATTTTTGATGTAATTCTGGAGGTATTTATCATCTTTGTATATATCTGTAAAAATTTCATTTCCCCATAAATGGTATTCCCAATCTGGGTGCATTTCTTGCATTTCTTTTGTAAATTGTTTACAATGATCCGGCATTTCTTTTTCCCCTATCCAAATTTGATGGATAATTTTTGGTATTTTGGACATATTAATATTTTTATTATAAATATAAGAAGGAGTTCAACTAATGTCAAACTCCTTTTAAAAATTTTATAATTTTATTTTAGAAATTAAGTACAGCGTAATCTAATCCTAATGTTAATTCAATTTGTTTAGCTTCATTTTCTGTGTCCCAACTATATTCACCGAATGTAGCCTCTTTAATAAATGCTCCTTGTAATATCCATTCTGATACTATATCACCTACTGGTCCTAAAACATTTAAAGTTAAATTCTTTTTATAAAAATCAGAATAACCATCTCTACCTGTTACTGATTCATGATGTAATCTCACCCATTCCATTACTGCTTGTGCTCCTGAAGGTGTGATTGGATCAAATAATGTCATTGTAACATCATTCCATACTGTTTTTCCTTTAACTTTTCTAAGAATGTTAATGTGGTTTAATATTACCTCACCTTGTGTTAATGATATAGCACTAATTCCTTTAATGATAAAACTTGGTATACCATCCATATAAAGGATAAATCTGTTAGCTTGCTTTGGCTCAAAAGCGGTGAAAAATATTTCATTGGGATCTAATACTGCCATTTTGTTTTAATTTATTTTCAATTATAAATATTTAATTCTTTAATTTTTATGCTGGGAAAGTAGCTCCAGTTGGTAATATGTTAAAATCTAGGTAAATAAATTCAGCAGTTTTAGTTGGTTGAATATATATTTGACCTATTAATTGATTTCTATCAATAACATCTGGTGTGTTATTACTATCATCCATTACTACTTTAAAAGCAAATAATCCTTGTCTTTGTTGTACACTTGATAGATATGGGTTAACTTGGCTTAAGAAATTATTTCTTGTAGCTATTGTATTTTGTTCAAATACTAAATTATTAGCGATTTGTGAAATAAAGTTTTTCAAGGCTATTAATAATCTTCTTACATTTACTCTATCTAATGCTGATGCTTTAGATTGTAATGTTTTCTGACCAAATACTACTACTCCTGTGTTAGGGAATGTAGCTATTGGGTTCACATTAGCTTGGTATAAAGTATCTCTATTACCATTTGTTAATTTTCTTTCAGCTCTTAATACTGTAGACATTCCACCTCTATTTAAACCTGCAGGTGCAAACCATGCTTCTCCTGCTGTATCATTAAAAGCAAATACTCCAGGCATCATAGTTGAAGCAGGTACCCAAACTTGTTGACCTAAATCTGGATCAATTGTTTGTAACCAAGGCCAATATGTAGCAGCATATGAAGAATCTATAGCTGAAGCTCCAGCTGTTACTGAATTAATTCCTGATCCCCAATCTCTTAAATCTACAATTGATAAATTATCTCCTCTTTGTTGAGATATATCAATCATTGATGCTAATGGTGATGAATGACTTTGCATTGTTAATCCTGGTGCTACTATTAAGTTGTATTGGTATTCATCTCTATTAGATAATAAATTAATTGAAACATTATAATTATCATCAACTAATCCTTGTGTATTACCTGTAACACCACCATCTATATTTTCATAAAAATTACCTGTAACTCCATCAAAAGCAGTTCCTTCAGCATCACCTAATGTACCTGATTGAGCTACTGGGATAGAATTAATATATTGTGGTCTTGGATTTCCAGCATTATCAAAATAATTTAATGTTTTTGATTCTACTGATTTTACTCTTACAAAATTACTTAATGTATTATAAGTTCCTTCATTTTTAACATAGTATTCACCTGTTCCAGCATCTTGAGTTACTGTTTGTTTTGAATTACCAATTGCTTTTTCAATGTAATTTGGGGCATTTGGGTCTAATGATAAATCAGCCCAAGTTTCTAATACTGTTTTTGAGGTTGTTATATCATCACCTCTTCTAATTAATAAACTAAATGTTCCTGTAGCTGTATTTGGTGATACAATTTCCCATCTAATATTATCTTTAGTACCATTAGCTAAATTACCAGCTGCTCCTTCTGAGCCTGTACTATTTTGATCTGTACCTTCTGATATTGTTTCTAAAGTAAATGAGTTACTAAAAGTAGCATCTACTCCACCTGATAAATCTAATTCTTTTGGAGCTGATCCGGCGTATAGTTGAACTTGAGAACCAGCATTTAAATCAATGTCATTTCCTACTGTACCTGCATTTTTAGTTTCAAGTGTTATTATTCCACTTACATTATCAAATGATGCTTGTATACCATAGTCAAATATTCCTACTCCACCTAAATTAGTGTTAATTGAATCTACTAATCCCTGTCCTTCTCCTGTATAATAATATATACCAGCTGCTGTAAAAGCATTATTAGATGAGGCTGATAAAAATATTTTTGTTCCAGCATTTCCATCAATTGGATTTCCTTGTAATCCTTCTATACTAATTCCTTCTATAGATGTTCCTGGTTCTGTTACATTATATAGGTAATTACCACTAGCTGTGGCTCCTGGGGTAGCTGTGTTTCCATTTTCAACTTTTGAACTAGTTGCTGTTGTGTAAGAACCACTCACTACTCTAGTTACTAATAATGAATCTCCTCCTTGTTGGAAATAATTATAAGCTGCTATTGATGTAAAGTAAGTGTACTCTGCACTTCCACTTTCTACTACAGCACCAAATTTATTTTTATATTCACTATATGTGGTAACTAATGTTGGAAGACCAACAGGACCTTTAACTGTGGGTCCTAATATTGCTGCTCCTGCTTGTACTGGTTGTGCTGATAGGAAAGATTGGTCTGTTTCGCTAGCTAATACACCTGGGGATAATAATACTTCTGCCATTTTCTACAAAATTAATTTTGTTTATAAATATTATAGAAATTTTTGAAAGTGCGGTTAAGATTTGATAAATTCACCATTTTCTAAATTTATAGTTCCTTCACCATATTTTTTATTAAGTTCATTACCTACCTTAACTTGTTTGTCTTCAAAATTTTCTATGTTTTGTTTTAAATCTCTTTTAAATTTTTCTAATGTACCTATTTGGTATTCTATTTGTCCTAATCTAAGTACAAATTCATTTTGTTCATTTTGTAACTGAGTTAAATTCTCTAACTCTTCTTTTGATAAAACTATTTTCTCCATGATTATAAATATTAAATGTTTATGTCAAAGTAAATAAAAAACTTAGGAAATCCAATTTTCTCTTAAAAAGCAGTTTGAGGGGGCGAGTATATTATCTATATGGAGAAAACCCCCTCAATTTTAAACTGCTTTAAGCTTCTTCATTTGAATTTATTGTTAATTGAATTTCAGCTATATTACTCTCATTATTTAATATGTCATCTATTATAAGTTTTTTATTATCATCAATACGAATTCTGTATCTATTTCCTGTTTCAGTCTCAAAAGTGACTCCTTTATTAGGAGCCAATATATTTAAATCAACAGGAATATTAGTTCCTTTTATTTTATATTCTTCATGTGATGCTTTAAGGTCTGCTATTTCTGATTTTAATTCAGCGATTTCATATCCAAGAGAAATCAGTGTTTCTCTATTTTCTTGGATGTCTTTATTTACTAAACTAAATTTTTTTCCTAAGAATTCTCCTAGATCAGATAATATACTCATAATACCCTTTAAAAATGTAACATTATTACATATAAATATTCAGGAAATTATGAAAAAAAAAGGGAAGACCTAAGTCTTCCCTGTATTGTTTTAATTGTATTAATTACAATTTTTATTATTTAGATGAATCACCAAAATTAAAATCTAAACCTATTTCAGTTTCAATTGTTTCTAGTGCTTCTTTTATTTGTTTCTTTTCTTCTGCAATGAAAGCTTCAAATGATTTACTTTCAGCTTGAACCGCTGCTACCATTTGCATAAATCCCTTAAATCCATGAGATCCATCCATCATTTGGATTACCTCTTCTTTAAGTGAATTTAAGAAACTAGCGTGAACTGCTTTTTCTTGTTCTAACAATGCTTGTGCTTCAGAAGTAGCAACACTTGATAAATCTTGTAAAGCACTTACAATACTATCAGCATCACTTGTATATGATTCTTGATTTTCTCTTACACGGTCTTGATGTGAAGCAAAGGCTGTAGTTTGAGAATTTTTAATAGCTAAAGCTATATCTTCTATTTTACTCATAATTTTTAATTTTTAAAATTTATAATTTAGTTTCCTATTATTAGCCTACTAGCGACTGATTTGCATCAATCTCATTATGGATTGCTTCCATTACAGCATCAATAGCTGATATTTCAGTTACATCTGCTCCATAGTTTGGATTAAAATTATCTAAGAATTGAGCTGTTGTTCCAAATCTGAATTTTACATCATCTAGCATTTCATTAGCTGCATTTTTCCAATCTGCTAAGTTTTTCACTACATTTACGTCCATTTCATCAACAGTATCAGCTAACTCTTTTAGATTTCTTTTACCATTAGCTTTTTCATCTTCTGATAGGTTTACTTCTAAATCATCAATTACTTCAAATACTGTGTCTGTTCTGTCATTATTTAATTGACGAAAAGCTGCACTTGAATTTCTTATAGATAATTTTAAATCATCTATCATTTCATTTGCTTCAGTTATGTTTCTTGTAGGTGTACTATTAAACTCATTTCTAACTATATTATTATTACGATCTTGAGCTACTCTAATAGCATTACCTAAACTTTCTAAATTACTACTCATGTTTTTTATTTTTTAAGTTATATTAATGTTTAAGTTTATACTACACTGCATTATGAGCTGTGTAAGCTTTTATTACTTTTTCTATATGGCTAGGATCAATTAATTCACCAGTTTCATTTCTAGCAAAAGAATAAACAGCATTATACTCTTTATCACCTGCTGACCATTCATCATTTGCTCTATATCCATTACCTGTAGTCCAATCTTCATCCATTTTAGATAAAGCGTCTAAAATTAAACCAACTTGTCCATTTATTGGATCTATATCATCAGTAGTAGATTGTAGTTCTGCTGCAATAGTACTTAACATAGTATCTAATACTACTATAGTATTAGCTAATGAACCTATAGCATCTTGTAGTACTGGCATTGCTTTTTGTAGTCTGACTGATTCTCTGTTGAAAATCAAACTTACAGCTGCAAATCTATATTGAATACCTGATAATTGAATTCTGGCCTCCATAGCTTTTGCATGTGCATCCAAATATAATTGAAATTTAATAGCAATTTGCTCTTCTACTGTTTCAGCTTTATAAGCATCATATGCTGCTGCTTTTTCTTGTTCTCTAGCATCTAAAGCGGCTGTAGCTTCAGCTTTTGATTGATTATAAGCTGCTTTATCTGCTTCAAATTGAGCTATAATAGCATCAGCACTTTGTGTCATTTTGGCTAACGCCTTTACATAGCTTTCTCTATCAGTTGAACTATCCTCTTTAGCTGAGTTTGTTCTTTTTTGTAAGTCTACTAATTTTTGAGATGCGCTTCTAACTTTTTCAGCTCTAGTTTCTAATTCATAGAAATTAATTGATTGGTAGATACCTAATCTTCTTTCATTGTCATTAGCTACATTTTTATCACTATTATTTTTACCTACATGTCTAAGTAATAATTTAGATGATTCTATAGCCCATTGGTCTAATGACATATTTCCAGCATCAATCTCTGCTTTTAAAGCCATTTTACCTGCTACATAAGCATCATTGGTTAATACATATGATGAGCCATCTTCCATATCAGAATACCAAGCTACACCTTCTGCTGTTTCCATACCTCTCATATCGGTAGCTTTTTGCATAGTTTTAATTGTATTCTCAGCATGTGCTTTTGATCCTTCTTTAGCCTTTTTACTTTCCTCAACTGCTTTTGATACCAATTCTTCTAATTTATCAGCATATAAGCTTGCATATTCAGATGAAGCTAATTCATCAGATGTTAAAGTTCCAACTAAGTCTAACCAATCACCTAATTTTGTAGCGAATTCATCATGATCTGTCTTTTGAGTATCAGATAAAGTTACAATTAAATCCATTAATTGTTGTTGTTGATCTTCTTTTAAGCCTAAATTTCTGATAGCAGCTGGTAGAGTTTCATCTCCTTCACCTTCTTGATAAACACCATCAAATACCTTAAACATATCAACAACATTATTTACACCTAATTCTGATATTTCTTCAGCTTGAGTTGTTTTTAATGTTTTTATTGATTCTTTTATTTCTGCTAATTTACTTTCAGCTGTAGATACTAATTCTGCATTTAAATCAGTAAAGTGCTCATCAGATTCTCCTTTTATATCTTTGAAATCATCTGTTAAATAAGCACCAACTTGTTGACCTAATTTCATCAATGTAGTTAATTCTCCTGTATCACCTTCATCTAATGGATCACTTCCTAAAGTAATTTCATTAGCATCAGATACACCATCACCATCATCGTCAGTATCAGCTTCGTTTCCAATACCATCACCATCTGTATCTACTGATTCATCTGGGTTATATGGGAATGCATCATCTACGTTAAGTACAGT